CGCGCTCCCAGCAGCCTCTGTCGCGAGTCCTGTCGCGGCGTCAGCGGCCGTCCCCGCAGCCTCGCTGGCGAGGTCACCACCGACGCCGAAGACCTCGGCGAGCATCCCTCCGCCTCCGCCGCCTCCCGTCAGTTCGAGACCACGGATGGCTTCGAGGATGTCCTCGATGTTGCTGTTGTTCTGCCGTGCCCAGCGGAACTCGCGACGTCGACGACGCCGCTCGCGACTCGACTGCCCGCCGTCTGACCGCATTTCAGGCGGGCGCCCGCCGCCGACGCCGCCAGCGCTGACGCCGACCTGGACATCGCTGAGTCTGTCCTCAACGTCGGCACGCAGCTGTCGGAGGGCGCGCTCCTCGGCCACCATCTCGACGGCGGCGCTTGTGGAGAAGTCCTCACTCACAGGAGGTCACCCAGATTCGTGTCGACGTCGTCGACGATCGCGAGGAGCTCCAAGTCCCGGAGCGGGTACTCGCGCACCTCGCGCGGGTCGTGGCCGGCAGCCATCGCAACGCCGACGAGGTAGTCACGAATCACGTCTCCGTTGATGTCTCCGCTCGCTTCGCCGCGAGCGAGGTCGCGTAACTCCCGTCGCCGGTCAGATTTCCCACGGTGCTCACCTCGTCGATCCGATCCTGAAGCCAGCGCCCCACGGCGATCGGCACGATCGGCGAGTCGATGGTTGAGACAGTCTCCTCGACCGCATCCATCGGAACCGCCGGGTACTCGTGACCGTCGTGTTCCAGGTAGGGTGCCTCGACAGTCCCGATTGCGATCTGCCAGAGCCGGCGCTCAGCCTCCGACTGCGTGTTCTCGTCGAGGCGCGCGTCGTCGCCAAAGGATAGCGACCGAATCGCGATCTCGTCCACCTCCCAGTTGTCGCGGACCCACTCGGTCGCTCGACGGTGGGTGTCGAGTCGCGACGACCGCCCGTCGAGCGTCTCGTACAGCTCGGTGTCCGGATCCATCTCGGCGAGCTGGTCGGTCAGGTCACTGATCTCTGAGACGATGCGCTCGTGTTCGGCGTCGAGGTCGATGCGCTTGGCGCCGGCCGGGAGGTCCTCGCTCACGCTAGACCACCTCCTCGACGTCGCTGACATGGTAGTCGATCGGCTCGGTCAGGTTGGTGTCGGCGCTGATGAGGTCGGCCCAGTTGTAGGTGTTCGGCTGGAGCCCCGTCAGCGCGTACTCGATGGTATCGCCCTGACCGTTCTCGAACGACAGCGTCCCAGGGACCGCGCCGACGATCTCGACACCGCCAGCGGATGTCGACCCGTACGCGAGCGTGTTCTGGTCCGACTCGGTGTAGATCGCGTCGGTCGAAAAGGACGGCTCAATGGCCCCCGTGACGGCATCGTACGGCTTCCGGTCCTGACCACGACGCAGGCTGGCGAGGTTCGACAGCGACAGCGACGCCGACTGAAGCAGCGCCTGTGCGGTCCCGTCGATGGTGAGGCCCGTCCCGTGGTAGGTAAAGACGTCGTCGACGCTCGGCTTCTGGATCGTGCTTGGCGCCGTGATGTCCTCCGGCTCGTCGCCGTAGAGCATCGTCAGTTCGACGCGGATGTTCTCGCCGCGGTTGTACTCGACCGTTGCGTCGATCACGACCGCGCCGACCGGCGTCCGAGCGTCGGTCGAACCGTCCGGCAGGTCGACGCCGAAGTACCACGTCGCCGACGGGACGGTCATGAACGAATTCGGCAGCGCTGTCCCGCCGTCGGCGAAGACGAGCTCGTGGAAGTTGTTGTCGGTCAGGTCGAACCCGACGCCGACGGCGCCCTCCCACTCACCCTCGCGAGAGCCGGCGGGCGTCGGGTCGTCCGGGTACCGAGCCCGCTGGAGCGCCTGCTCGATCGACAGGTCTGTGAGCGAGACGTTGAGTCCCGGTAGGATCCACGTCGGATCCGCGGCCGGGCCGTCGCCGTAACTGTTCTCGACCGTGTACGCGGCTGTTGCCGAGCCGGCGCCGGTCACAGCTGTTCACCTCGGTTCTGTGTATGAATGTCGGTCATGGTCTGAAGGCTGCTTACGGCAGTGACTCGTAGCCGCGGAAGGCGAAGTCACCCTGCCAGCGGTAGAAGTCGCGCCACTCGTCGGACTGCGGGTTGTCGCTCGTCTGGATGAGATCGCGATACCCTACGTTCGGGACGCCCGGATCGGGATAGCCGCGGCCGGCCAGCACCGCCCGCCGGATGCGCCGAACGACGACGTCGAACGGTGCGCCGTCCTCTCCGTCTGGGTCGACGTGACCGTAGTTACCCCCGCGTGTGGTCATGCCCTCGACGGTGAGGCCGACGACCGCCTCGGTCTGGTTGTGATACTCGGTGCCGACCGGGTCGAACGCGCGGTCCGCGAGCGTTGCGCCGACGTAGATCCCGCGCTGGAGGCTCTCCTTCCGCGAGTGCATCGGCTCGCTCATGTTGAGGTCCGCACTCCCGTCGTACGTCCCCGAGTCGTCGCGGTCGATCCGCTTGAGAACGACGGGGTCGCCCGTGCGGAGCGAGTAGTCTGCCCCGACCGACTCGACGACCTCGCCGAGCTGGTCGAGCGCCCACTCGACTTCAGCGTAGGTCATCGCGAGAGCCTCCGTCGGAAGCTGTTCAGCGAGTCTCTGAGGAACCGGCCTTCCGGAAGCCCAGTGACTTCGACCTTCGGGAGGAACACCCGCCAGCCGTCGCCCTCGCGCTCGTACTGGTCGCGAACCCACTGCGGCGGGTCGTGCCGGCGCTCCCAGATGAACGAGAGGACGTCCGCCTGGTCGGCCTCGACAGGGTGGTCTGCGGTGCCGGTCTCGAAGAGGTACGCCGGGTCGGGGAGCTCGACGACGATGCGGACGCTCTGCCCCGAGCGCTCCACGCGGTAGCGCGTCGCCTGGACGATCGCCCGGACGTCGTAGTCGTGGCGGTTCCCGTAGGCGGCGACGCGGTCCTTGATGTCGCCGGCGAGTCGCGGGCCGACCGTCCGCTCGCACCGACGTTCGATGACGTCGAGTAGCCCCTCGCGAGCGGCGTCCTCGAACCCGCTGTCGAGTGTCGCCATCACTCGCCCTCGTACTTGCCGCCGTACTCCTCGAGGAGTCTGTCCGCCTCCGAGCGCATCTCCTCGGCCTTCGTCTCGATGTTGTACACCGTGGCGTTCTGCGGGATCTCGATGACTGCGTCCTCGACGAGCGTCGCGCCGGCGCGCATCGCGACGGCCCGGCGGACGGCCTGCGGGATACCCTCGTGGCCGTGGTCGAACTCGACGTACACCGCGTTCGACAGCGACGCGAGGTCGTCATCGAGCGCGTGGACATCGATGTACAGCTCCGAGACACCGCCGTTGTTGATTCGCACCCAGTAGTCCTCGCCGCGGCGTTCGAGTCCGACGCCGCCGTCGTACGCGTCACTCGCGACCCAGTCGGTGTATGAGCCGCCCTCGCCGATGACGAGGAGCTTGGTGAGCTCTTGTACGTAGTTCCGGCCGTGGCGGATCCGAGTGTACGCCGGCCGGTCGTCGTGGTAGCCGTCGTGGTACTCGCCGGTCGCGAGGGCGATCTCCCGCTTCGGGTCGCGACGATGCTCGCGCCGGCGCCGGTCGTGACGCGGATCGGACTCAAGCAGCGCGTCGCTGTTCTTTCGGTAGCGGTGTCTGTCGCGCTCGCTCGCGCCGTGGGCAAGCGCGCCGTGGCGCCGGATGTCGTGTTCGTCGTCGCGGCTCTTCGGCGTCGTCGGGATGGTGACCGCGGTCGCCTCGCTGATCCCGTCCGGCTCGTAGAAGTGCCGCGAGAGCGATCGTTCGAGCGGCTCCGTCTCCGCGGTGATGGCGTCGACGGCGATCTGTTCGTCCTGGCCGACATCGCCGGGGAGGTCGGCCTTCCGGAGCGCGCGGCGGACGTCCTCCAGCGTACAGTAGCCGACCTCGCTCATCGGTTACTCCTCCAGTTCGGCGCGACGCTGACCGACAGCGTCGTGGACGGTGTCACTGGTCTCGGCCTCGTCGATCGCCTCCAGGTGGTCGTCGACGTCGCCGTCGAGGACGCGGTCGGCGCGCTCCTGGTAGGGCTCGTCGAGCCACGCGTCGACGTCGAAGGCGTCGCTGTCGTCGCTGGCGTCGGTCTCGTCCACCTCGCGGAAGTCCGCGTCTTGAACTTCGACCGGGCGGAAGTCCCCGCGTTCGTCGAGGTAGTCGGCGAACTCGCCGTCGACGTCGACGCGGTCGCCTCGCGAGACGCGCCGGTCGATCCCGCGGAGCAGGACGCTGCCGCCGGTGGTTTTCTCGTAGACAGGCATGATCAGGCGTCGGGTGTGAAGCCGATGTCACCGAAGCTCGACCCGTCGTAGCCTCGGTAGGTGTTGGTTGATGTGTCGAACCAGATCTCGCCGCCGTCGAGATCGGCGGCGGGCGGGTCGCCGTCGACCCGGCCGAGGTAGGTCTGGCGCAGCATCGCGTTCGTGGTTGGTGCGTCAGTCATGATTCACCTCAGACGGTCGGCGTCGTCAGGTCGGTGACGAGCACGCCGGCCTGCATCTCCTTGATCTGGAAGTCGAACTGTGCCTCCATCCAGTTGCGGGAGTGGAGCTTCTGCTCATGGACCTTGTCCGTGTCCGTGGTCTGCTCGAGCTCCATCTCCTCGAACAGCCCGAACGCGAGGTTGTCCGGGTCGGTGAACATCATGTACTCGTCGGGGAAGCCGTTGACACCGACGAGGTCGTAGCTGAACGGCGTGATGTCCGAGTCGCCGAAGATGACGGCACTCCCGAGCGGGTCCTCGCGCTCCGTGAGCGACATCGCGTAGTTCTGGACCTGGTTGGGCGACGTCATCAGCACCGGGTTGTACTGGTCACTGTCGCGGTAGCGCGGGTCCAGCGTCTGGATCGTCTGGTTGAACAGCGCGGTGTCGAGCGGCTGCGGGTTGCCCGAGCCGTCGGTGTTGGCGATCGCCGGCATCGAGTCGGCGTCCGCGGTGGCGGTGTCCTCCAGCCCGATGCGCGTGGAGTCGCCCTGGTCGTCGACCGACTGGGTGTCACCCTCGGCCCGGGCGATCCACCCGGTGAAGGTGTTGTCGAGCTCGGCGGCGCCGCCGACGGACTGGAGGTTCGCGTCCGCTGCGGACGCGCGCAGCCCGATCAGGCCGAGGTCGTTGCCGTAGCGCTCGATGAACTCGTCGATGATGTACTGCCCGAACTCGTCAGGGCCGTAGTGCGTGTTCTTGAGCGCGTCGCGCTTCGGCTCGACGAGGATGTAGTACTGCCGGTCGCTCGCGTTGAACCGAACCGTCCCGGACTCGGCCGCGGAGTTCTCGGTCCGCGACCCTTCTTCGTCGCGCGTGTGGCCCGACAGCTGCGGGACGCCGAACTGCGGGACGTCCATCTCCAGTCGCGCGAGGACCATCGTGTCGGCCATGCCGAGGATCTGGATGCCCTCCTGCATCCGGTCGAGGAACTCCTCGGTGAGGTCACGCGGCAGCTGGAAGCCGTCCAGCTCCGCGAGGCCGATGTCCTTCTGCGTTCCGCCTGCCAGTTCGTTCTGCCGCCGGACTGCGTCGATAGTGTTGGTACTCATCAGTAGATCACTCCGTTAGGACAGCGCCTTCCCCAGGTCATCTAGCCGACTCTCGTCTCCCTCGCCGTTGGCGGCCGCTTCGACCTGCGTGCTGCCGCCACCCTGTCGAGCGATGGTGTCGACGCGCCGTTCGAGCTCGTCGACACGGCCAGCCTTCTCGTTCAGCCGCTCGATCGCTTCGCCGACGTCGTCGTCTTCGCCGATTCCGAGGGCGGCCTTCGCGGCGTCCTCGCGGACTTCGTGGGTCTCGCCGCCGATCTCGATCTCGGCGGTCTTCGGCCGATCGCGTTCGAGCGCCTCGTCGATCCGCTCACTGTTCTCCTGGATGTCGTCGTGAAGGGCCTTCGCCCACTCCGGGGCGTCGGCCATCGGGTCGTCGTTGCTCATGGTGGTGTCAGAGTCTGCGTCTGCGTCGACGGCATCCGCACTGCCGTCGTCCGGCGTGTCGCCGCCGGCGGCGTTGTCGGTCTCCTGGTCGTCTCCGTCCTCGTCATCGTCATCGTCGTCCTCGCCGCCGTCGCCGCTCGACCAGTTGCGAGCATCGTGCTCGGAGAGGTCGAAGCCGACGTCGTCGCGGTCGGTGAAGCGCTCGATGCCGTGGTCGACGCCGGCGTCCTCGAGGACGTCCGCGGCCGCGTCGATCGAGGCCATCAGCGAGTGGCGGTTCTGTGTCGAGAGTGTGCGACCCTCTTTCGCGGTCGCCGCGACCTCCGCGGGCGACTGGATCGCGTCCGCCTTCGATCGCGTGGCCTCGTCGACGGCCGAGGAGTCGTCATCTCCGCCCCCCATCAGCGTTGAGATGAACGACTTGGCAGCGCTCGTGAGCGCCGACTCCTTGCCGGGCGTGCCGGCGCCGTCGACCTCGGCTGCCTCGGTGAGGACGTCCCAGAGGGCTTCGGCATCGTCTTCGGAGTGGCCGCGCTCCATCGCCTCCTCGACGAAGCCGTTCGGGTCGCCGAGGTAGTCGCCGAGTCGCTTCTCGGCGGCGGCCTTGGTGTCGAGGATCTGCGCGTCGGGGACGGCCGGGATGTCCACGGCAGACACCTCTCGGATGATCCCCTCGACGAGTTCCCAGACGAGTCCGTCACCGAGTTCGTCCGGCACCTCGATGTCGTCGAGCTCGTCCTGCTCGAACGGCCCGTTCCAAGCGACCTGGATGGCGCCGATCGAGTAGCCCGAGATGACGTCCTCGAGGATGAGCTCCCAGAGCTCGCCGTGGTTGATGGACCACTCTTGGACCCATGCGCCGGCGTCGACGGTCTGCCCGCCGATCTCCTCGCTCTCGTCGAGGACCTCGTTGCGTTCGAGGTCCATCCAGCTGTCGGGGAAGACGGCGTGCATGATGCCGCCGCCCGCCTCGCCAGCGTCGACGAACGCCTCGAACTGATCCGCGAACGAGCGGATTGTCTCCTCGCGAGCGAAGTCGTTCTGGAGGTCTGCCTTGTCCGGGACCATCACGATCCCGGCGGCGACCTGCTCGTCGTCGTCCTTCGTGACGAACTCGACGTCCTTGCGGAACTGCTGGCCGCCCGCCTTTGCTACCGGAGGCATCGGCTAGCCTCCGTCCGATTCATCGTCGTCGGCGTCCGCGTCGGCGTCCTTGGTCTTGTCGAGCTGCTTGGCACGACCGGTTCCGAGGACGCCGCGCTTCTCGCCACGGTTGCTGTTGCTCATGGTGTGTCGGTGTCGTTGTGCCCGGTCGTGCCTCGCTCAGGGGAGTCGGGTCGCTCCCTGGGTCATCGGCAGTTCGGCTAGATGTCGCTCGGAACGTCGTCCGGGACGTCGTCCGGGTCAGGTGCCGGCCCCTCGGGGAGCCGGTCGTGGAAGTTCGTCACCTCGATGTACGGGTACTCCAGCCGGATGTTGTCATAGTGGTAGCCGCCGTGACTGCCGGCGTTCACGAGCGCGCTCCACTCGCTCGTTGGGACGTCGACGTACGCGTACAGGGACGACTGCCCCTCTTCGCGTTCGAACGAGAGGTACAGCTCCTGCGTACCGAAGTCGTAGAGCCCTTCATCGAGGTTTGAAGAGTCGAACTGCGTCTGCTCGATCGGGTCCTTCGTCGCGAGCTCTGCCTCGACGTCGTCCCACTCACGCTCGTCGATCTTGTTCTCGAGGGGCGGCGCGTGTTCCGGCCGCGCCTGCTCGACACCGCCACCCTCTCCGCCACCGTCGCCGGCGCCGCCGAAGCCACCGTTCGGGTCGGAACCGACGTTCGAGACCAACGTTTGGCCGTCGACCGGATGGTCGTCAGGGAGCGGCTCTTCGCCGATCATCTCGAGAGCGCGGTCGATCGGGATGGCACCACGAACCGCGCTGATCTTCTGGCGGGCGATCGACGCATCCTCCTTGGGCGCGTCGGCGCCGCGGAGCTCGTACTCGATCGTCCAGTCAGTGACGCCGAGCGCCACCTGGTGGATCGTCTGGTAGATGCGCTCGGCGAACTTGTGCTGTTCCGGCTGGACCACGTTCATCGCGAAGTCGCGGACCTGCTCTTGGGAGTTCGACCGGTTCGACGTCGACGTCACGCCGATGAGTATCGGTGGCACCTCATGGACCTTCGCGATCTCGTGCTCGTTCTTTTCTCTGAACTGGCGGAAGTCCATCTCCTCGCTGATCCCCTGGCCGAGCGGCTCGATCTCGATGTCGACGTCCTCATCGAGCTTGTCGGTGAAGCGGTCGGGTTCGAGGATGACTGCGCGGTGGGACTCCTCGCGAAGCCCATCGAGCATCTGGCGGAGGTCGCGACGCGACTCTTCGGAGAGCTCGCCGCCGATCACCTTGACGACCAGCCGCGGGATCGTGTCGTTCTGGAAGAAGTCGCGGTTGTAGTCCTTCGCGGCCTCGTCGGCGGCCATCGTCCGCATGGCGCTGACCCAGTCAGGGATGCCGTAGTCCTGCTCGGTCGGGAACGGGTTGCGGACGAAGATGAGCTCGTTCGCCGGCTCGTTGTCGAGGTTCGCTGCCGAGCCGGTCGCGACGTCGCCCGTCTCGCGGTCGACGAAGATGGGCTGCTCGTCCTCACCTTCGGACGGCATGTCGTATCGGACCTGCGGCGGCTCGTCGCCATCGCCACCGACGATCTCGACGTCGACGCCACGGTAGCGGTCACCGAACTCGCCGAAGTACCGCCGCTGGCCGTCGCGCTTCTGGACGTACCCTCGACTCGCGAGGTGTGCGTCCTCGCCGCCGACGAACGTCCCGTCCTCGGGATGGCGCGCCTGGTCGTAGCCCGACTGCGGCCGGCGGACGCGGATAGTCGGCGCCGGCACGTGTGCGAGGCCGACCGGTCGCCCCTCGTTGTCGGTGAGGACTTCGAGCGCGAGCCACCCCTCACCGTGGTAGTCCTGCCGGGCGAGTTCTTTCACCTCTTCCGGCGTCGTCGGTTCGGACGACTGGTTCGGACCGGTGAGCCACTTCGAGTCTCGGCCGCGCCAGAAGTCGTGGGCGACCTTACGCTCCTGGTCGTCTGCCTCGTCGACGTCGAGCCCCTGCGCGGGGACGATGTCGAAGCCGAAGCCGACCTCCCACCGCGACTTCTTACGGACGGCGGTCGCGTGCGTCTCGTTCCGCTCGAGGAACGCCGCGAGACGGTGTGGGTTGTACGGCGGCTTCACGCCGATGTTCATCGACCGGACGCGACGCTCCGACAGCTGGGTGCTCGTGTCTGCCTTCGCGAGGTCGCCGTTGCCGCCGACGCCCTCGACCGACAGTTCGATCGTCTCTTCGACGTCGTCGCTGGTGGTGTCAGAACTCATAGGTAGCTCACTCCGGTAGAGTCGTCGTCATCGTCGGTCCGGCGCGGCGTGTGTGTGAACAGCGCGTACCGGAGCGCGTCGAGCGCGTGGTCTTTCGCCCCGTTCTTGCCGACGTGCTCCTCCTTGTACGAGAGGAACTCCTGGATGAGGTCGACACAGCGCTCGGTGACCAGCAGCCCAGGCCGCCCCTCGCCGTCAGTGGTGAGGCGATCGCGAACGTGGTCGATGCCGCCGTCGAGGCTCTTCTCAGCCTTCACCGCTGACCAGCCGGCCTTCCGGAACTGTTGGATGTGCGACGGCTCGTGCTCCGCGTAGACCGGCCCCTTCGGCCGGCCGATCATCCACTCGCGGTCGCCTTCGAGGACCTCGACGAGGCGCGACTCCGTCTTGTAGTAGTGGTCCCAGACGACCCACTGCCCCGAGTGCGTCTGCCGGACGTCGACGACGACTCGCGGGTCGTCCCACCCAGCGTCGTACCCGTAGATCGCGCGGTCCTCGACGAGACGGCTCGCGACGTCGCCGGCGTCGACGACGTGGGTGTTACGCGTGAAGTCGTCGTACACCAGCCCCTCGGCAGCTGCGAAGCCGCCGTGGAGGCCCTGGTCCTCGCGGGCCGTCCCCTTGAACTGCCGCCGTATCTTGTCGAGGCCGTCCGGCGGGAGTAGCGTGTTGTGCTCGGTCGACGCGACGACGACGTCCATCTGGTCCGCCCACGGGAGTGGCTCGTCGTCGCCGTTGACTTGCCGCTCGGTGATGTCGTAGAACTGGTTGAACCCGTTCCCCGTCGACGTCCACAGCGTCGTGTTCGGGCCGACCTCCGTTCGCTGGCGCGTGATGAGCATCTCGTGGAGCTCGTAGAGGTCGGTGTTCGGTGGGTAGTGGCCGACCTCGTCACACCAGATGCGACAGTACTCCCCGCCGGCGAAGCGGTTCCACTTGTCCGCGCCGCCGAGCCACGCGACGTGGCCCGTGACGTACACGAGGCGCTTGTCGTTCGAGTGCCACGTATCGACGATCGGGCTGTTCTCCGGGTCGCCGTCCTTGAACGGGTTCGTGTCCTCGCCGGGTAGGATCTTGAAGAAGACCGAGTACGTCGTCGACTTCCCCTTCTGGTAGTCCTGCGCGAGGACGAGGCTCTCGCCGACGCCCTCGGTGTCGGCGATGGCGCCGCGGTGGATCCACTGCCCGCCGCAGCGGGACTTCCCGCCGCCGTAGCCGGTGCGGAGTGCGACGAGGTCGACGTCGCCCGCCTCGAGCGTGTCGCGAACGTGCGCCTGGTAGTTCGTCCACTTGTACTCGACGGTGGTTGCGGTGGCTGCGCTCATGTGTCCTCGTCAGGTTCCCACGGCGTCTCGACGACCTCCTCCTCAAAGGTGACCTGTACCGGACCACCGCCGTCGCCGGTGACCTCGCGCTTCTCGGTCTTTTTGTAGTCGAACGAGCTAGCGAGCATGAACTTCGCCATCGACGAGTCGACGTCTTCGTCGTGAAGGCCGCCCCGGATGAGTTCGGTCTCGCCTCGTGCGCGTGCTTGCGCGAAGCTGGACCGGAAATCCTCGTGGGCATCGAGGTAGCGCTGGAGTTGCGAGTGGCTAACGCCGGCGGCCCGGGCGCAGCCGCGCTTCGAGAGGCCGTCCTCGGCGGCTTCGAGAATGTCGTCGTGGTCGTCAGCGTCAAGCGCGAAATCGTTACCGCGGTTGGTGCCGCCGCCCTTGTCGAGGATCGCCTTCGCCGAGGCCTCTCCCAGCATGTGGACATCGGCGAGCTCGTCGACGGTCGCGTCCTCGACGTCGGCGACGGTGTCGAAGCCCACCTCGCGCAGCTGCTCCGCTATCGCGTCGCCGACGCCGTCGATGCTGGTGAGGTCCTTGGTCATGGTGAGTCAGTCGTCGTTTTCGCTCGCTTCGGACTGGATCTCGGAGTACGCTTGGACGAGTGCGAGGTAGTCGCCGAGTTCGAGGCCGTTGTACGCGCCGACCACAGCGAGTGCGAACACCGTGATGATCGTCGGATCGCCGCCGAGGTAGAGCGCGTAGATCCACCCGGCGAAAAGGCCGACGTTGACGACGATCGCCCGGATGATCTTGAGGGTCTTGATCATCGGGAGGTTCTCATCGTCCTCTCGCAGCGTGGTCTTGTACTCGTCGACGACATCGTCGCGGCAGTACCACGGCCGGTCGGGTTGGATAGCGCTCATGAGACATCAGCCAGTGGTCGGCAGGAACACGGTCGTGCCGAGTTGGTAGGGCACCCACACTCGGGGCAGCGGGTCGGTCTGTACGTCGACAGTCGGGGTGGGTCGGGTCGAGTCATGATCAGTTCAGAACACGGTTAGAACAGGGCGACGTCGGTGAATCGAACACCGGCACGGGGGAGGCCCGTCTCAGGCTTTGGTTTCGCCTGAGCCCATAGGGCCGCCCGTGACCACAACCAGTGGCGTCGCAAGGTGGCCGGACTTGTCAGTTTGCTCGTGACAGCAGTCGAAGACGAGGATGGAACGCACGATCTCCGGTACTCGCGAGAGGCTTGCCGGCCACTCGTGGTTCGGTACGCTCCCCTCGGGCGCTGACCTGACCACGTCGAAAAGCGACGCGATCACGCCCTCGGGGAAGGTCACCCGCAGGATTCGAACCCGCGTCCGAGGCCTACTCCAGTGACTCGGCGTCAGACTCTGCGACCCGGTATCGCTCACCGTCGACGTCGACGACCAAGAGTCCATCCGGCCCGGAGACGTCGCCGGCGGCGAGGTAGTCGACGACGGTGCCGACGAGGTCGCGACCGGCGAAGTCGAACGCGACACGTCCGTACTGCGAGACGCTCATCGCTGCGCCCTCCCGACGGCGATCTTCGTGGCGCGCTCGTAGATCTCCCGGTCGAGACCCACGAGTTCTGGCTTCGACT